AAATGAACAAGCGTATCTTTGAACTTGCTGACGAAGCTGGTTTTTTAACTGAAAATGGTAATGTTTATGCTGACTCTTTTGAGGCAATCAATGAAGAGTTCGAAGCTTTTGCTAAGTTGATCATTAAGGAAGTTTTAGCAGTTCAAGAACAACTGATTGCTGAAGGTCACAATGCTTGGCATGTGAATAAACCCACACGAGAACATTTTGGAGTTGAGTGATGACTGTTATTAAGCATTGTTCGCTTTGCGATAAACCAGCTACATGGATGCGATATACACAGTTTGCTGGTAATCATCCATTTTGTGATAAGCATGCTGAGTTGGAATCAGACTTCAATGATGGTGATTGGGAAAAGATAAATGACGAACATTTGGATAACATCGGACACCCACTTTAATCACGCAGCTATACTCAACTTCACTGACGACTTCGGTAACAAAGTGCGTCCATTTATTTCTGTTGAAGAAATGAACGAGGTCATGATTGAAAATTGGAATAAAGCCATCAAGCCTGGTGATAAAGTATATCATCTAGGTGATGTGTTTTTTGGTGACAAGCTTTGGATTGAAACTAACTGGAAACGACTGCAAGGTAACAAACGCCTGATTGTCGGTAACCATGATGACGTTAAGTATATCGTGGAAAAGAAAATGTTCCAAAAAGTTGATCTTTGGCGTATGTTTCCCGATTTCAATCTGTTACTTACTCACGTGCCAGTTCATAGTTCTACACTGATGGAAAACAGATTTAGAACAAAGACGATGCGCAATATACATGGACATATTCATGGCAATGCTTCGCCAGCTGGTCCGTATCAATGCGTCTGCGTTGAGCAGACAAACTATGCACCTGTTCACATTGAAGAGCTGAAGGTAAAATGAACCTAGAAAGTTTTCTTGAACAGGAACAATATGTACCATCAACGGTAGAAATCGAACGTCGAAAACGTATCAAAATCGCTTTGTGCGCTTATGCTTACGAATTCGAAGACGATCCTATCGTTGATGATGGTACATTTGACGAGCTAGCTTCTCAGATTGATAAGTCTGTGGTAACTGGCAATGAACTGTTGGACAAATTCTTCAAAAATAAATTTGAAGATTGTACAGGTCAATGGATACATCAGCATCCAGAGTTAGACAAGCTACGTGTCCTATATGGTCGCTATAAGAACAATTTTAGGTCACAACGTAGGTCATGACCTTGGTCATCAAGTAGGTCACAATGTTGGTCAGCGGCTAGGTTTAGGCTGTTCAACAGTTTTCTTAGCATCATCAATTGTTCGCCAAATGGTATTAATATTCTTTTGGCAACTGGTATTATTCTTATGAAGCGTTACGAGCAACTCAGCTACTTGTGCGTCAGTTAATGTATCGGGGTTAGGAAACCTACGAACATTAGGACAAACAAATAAAGACTTATCAGGCACGATTACTACCTGCTCTGTTTTGATTAATGTTTGTGGTGGTTTACTTGCGCAACCAGCCAAAACTAACGCAGGTATTAATAAAAAGAGTTTTTTCATTTTGGTGCATCCTTTAACTTCTTAACTGTTTCTTTTAATACTTCTGACGCAGGTCTATCAGACTTTTTAGCCTCTGCTGAATCTAAATAATCACGAGCACTATTCATCTTTTCTTCAAACACCTTTTTGTCTTCAGTGTTCTTTTTAATTAGCTCATCTTGAGCTTTCTGTATCAACTGCATTTTAATACGATATGCCTCTTGATCTGCAATATATTGCTCTAATTGTTTTTGATTATACTCTAATAGAGCTTCACGTTCAATACCTTGGCGCCAGTGGTAATAGAAGCCAGTTAGTGCTCCAAATAGTAATATACCGCCTATGATGTATAACTGAATACGTCCCATTTTAAACCCTCCAATGAACGGAGATATTTATATGAAAGTGTACATTGGACCATATATCGGCAGTTGGAGTGCTCGTAGATTTCAGCAGTGGTATTTAACCAAAAAGTATAAGACCCATTATTGGGAAATCGACGAGGAAGATTACGACAAGCTTGATGTATTTGTTGATAAGCTTACTGATTGGTGGCAGGATGTTTTGAACTTCACTATCAACAAGTATCTTAATAACAAAAAGCGTAATGTTAAGATTCAACTGCATAATTATGATACTTGGGGTATGGATCATACAGTTGCCCTGATTGTATTACCTATGCTGAAACAGCTTGCTGCAACTAAACATGGTTCGCCTTTTACTGATATTGAAGATGCTCCACATATCGGTAAAGGTGTAGATGACGGCTACGGTTCTGACGATAAGCTTCATGAGCGTTGGGAGTGGATTCTCAATGAAATGATCTATGCGTTCGAAGCTGAAGCTGATGAAGATTACGAAGAACGTTTTCATAGTGGTATTCATGATGTTGTTTGGGAAAAAAATGCTAATGGTTTGACTGAAATGAAAAAGGGTCCAGGTGACACTCATTTCTTCGATCGCGAAGCTTACGCTAAAGACTATGAGCGTCGTAAAAATGGTCTGAGACTTTTCGGTAAGTACTATCATGGCTTATGGGACTAAAATGTATATTGAAATACCCGAACACGTAGTTGAACAGGCTGCTGAAGATTGTAAGGACGATAAGAAAAATGGTTTTCTTAAATGCCTAAAGGCTGCTCAAGAGTTTAGAGCAGCTGATATGACTCCAGTTTACCTGCTTGATAATAGATACCAAGATTTGATTGTTGTCGCTAAAGAAACATTCAAAAAAAAGTTACACTAACCCCTTTATTATATTGCGGCGCACCCTATATATTATAGTGAGATGCCATTCGGGTCTCACAATTTTAAACTCTCGCTTAATTGGAGAACTACTATGAATACACCATACAAATTCGATCACAGCTTTTCTGATCTCGCCAAGTTCGATAAGTTTTTCGTTGGCTCAGATAAGTTTCTAGCTAAAGTTCAAGAAACTATGGCATACGCTGCTAACAGCGCAGCCACTGCTGGATATCCCCCATTCAATCTTAAGAAAACAGACGAAAATGTATATGTGATTGAAATGGCTGTTGCTGGTTTCGGTAAACAGGATATTGAACTTACGCTTGAAGACAATAAGCTGAAGATCAAGGGTGGTACAACTCTTGATACTCTTACAAGTGATGGTATCAACGTTGATTACCTTCACAAGGGTATTTCTGATCGTCCGTTCGAGCGTACATTCAGCCTTGCTGATAATGTTGTTGTGAATAACGCTCAATATGTAAACGGTCTGTTGAAAATTTGGCTTGAACATATTATCCCAGAAGATAAAAAGCCAAAGAAAATCGACATCACTGACGTAACAACCAAAAAGTAATTAATTGAAATGTTCGTTATGATTCAGGCTGGGAGGGAAACCTCTCAGCCATCAGCACGTTCATAAAGGAAACACACATGTTTAACGTATTAAAGAATATATATTCAACTTGTTCAGAAACTATGAGATTTTACAGAACAGTTCAAGAGCTTACACAACTTACTGATAAAGAATTAGAAGATCTAGGTATTAATCGTTATGAAATCCCTATGGTAGCAATGAATGCGTCAATAAGAACTAAATAACGGGTGATGACTCTTCTATATTATGATTAAAAAATAATATGGGAGATTAAAATGGCACTGGTTACATTCGAGCAGTTGAATGAATTCTTCGAAGACACTAATGAAGATATAATTCAGAATTACGTAGAACCTCTTAATGATGTTATGACGTTTTACGAAATAAACAACAAACAAAGAATTTCTATGTTTCTTGCCCAAGTCGGGCACGAATCAGGTGGTCTTAGAACCATTAAAGAAAATCTAAACTATTCAGCAGAACGTTTAAAGGTTATATTTCCGAAATATTTTCGTGGAGTTGATACAGCTCCATTCGCTAAAAACCCTCAAAAGATAGCAAATCGTGTATATGGTAATCGCATGGGTAATGGCGATGAAGCTTCTGGTGACGGGTTCCGTTACTGTGGTCGTGGTCTTATTCAGCTAACTGGTAAAAGTAATTATGTTGCCTTTGCTCAGGATATGGAGTGGCCATTAGAAGAAGCTACTGAATGGTTAAAAACTGAAGAAGGTGCAACTTGGTCAGCTGGTTGGTTCTGGGATTCAAGAGAATTAAATCAGTGGGCTGACAAAGGTGATGTGCTTACTGTTACTAAGAAAATCAATGGTGGTACAATCGGTCTAGCAGATCGTCAATCTCATTATGCCGCAGCTCTAGAAATATTCGGTTAAGGGGAAACGATATGCCTAAATTCGAAGTTACTAACCAAGATGACGAACCAGTAGCAACTAAACCAGCAATGGATCAAATACCGCCTGCAACTAAAGGTGCAGCTGCTTCTATTCCTAGTACGTATAGTGCTGGTCCTAGTTTTTCTTCGCCTTCTTCATCAGCAGCTGTTCAGCAGTTGTCGCCTGAAGCTCAGTTGGCAAAAATAGAATTAGAAAAGAAACAGTGGGAAAATGAAAGCGCAAAACAAGACGAGCATTGGGCGAAAGCTTATTGGCGTCCTGCAATGGGTTGGCTTTACATGCTCATATGTTTGGTCGACTTTGTTGTGTTTCCTGCGATTGCAATGTTTTTACCTATCGTAACTAAGCTGCAGTATGTTCCTTGGATATCACTATCGCTGTCTAATGGTGGACTGATTCATATGGCATTCGGTGCAATCCTTGGTGTTGCAGCCTACGGTAGAACACAAGAAAAAGTGGCAAGCAAACAATAGGCTTGACTTTATATTGATTTGATTATATACTAATGAATACGATTTGGGGGTATCATGTTTTATACTAGTGTTAACATCCGTGGCGACAAAATTTACATGCGTGGCTTCGATAAGGGGCTGCGCATTAAAGATGTTGTACACTACAAGCCTTACCTTTTTATTCAAAAACCGAACGGTAAGTATAAGACACTAGACAATAAGCCTGTAGACAAACTTATGTTTGATGGCGTCTCAGATGCTAAAGATTTTATTGCGCGATACAGTGAAGTGTCCAATATGGAAATCTTTGGTCTGACTACATTTCAATACCTATACATTTATGATAACTTCAAGGGCGATATTGATTACGACCCTAAGATCGTCAATATTGGTACGCTTGATATTGAGTGTGCTGCTGACGAAGGTTTTCCTGATATTCAAAAGGCTGATAAGGAGCTTACTGCGATAACTATTCGTTGTCGTAATCGCAACTACGTATTTGGTTGTGGCGACTTCTTCACTAAAGACCCAAACACCCATTATGTGAAGTGTAAGAACGAGCACGAGCTTATTCAGCAATTCCTTTCTTGCTGGCAAGCACTTGATCTGGATATCGTTACTGGTTGGAACATCGAGTTTTTCGATATTCCCTATTTGGTCAACCGCATCAAGCTGCTATTCAATGAAACTGAAGCAAAGAGGCTTTCGCCTTGGAAAATGCTTGACGAAAAGTCTGTAGAGTTCAGAGGTCGTGAAAACCAGAGCTACACGCCTGTTGGCGTAGCAGTGCTTGACTACTATCAGCTTTACCGCAAGTTTATGTTTGGTAATCAAGAGTCATATAAGCTTGATTACATTTCACAGGTTGAACTTGGTGAGAAGAAAATTGATTATGCTGAATATGGTAATTTGCTAGAGCTCTATAAGAACAACTACCAAAAGTTTATTGAGTATAACATTCATGACTGCGTGTTGGTTGATATGCTTGATGATAAGCTGAAGTTTATTGAACAGGTCATGGCGCTTGCATATGATGCTCACGTAAACTATAACGACACTATGACAACTGTTCGTCCTTGGGACATTATCATTCATAACTACCTTATGGATCAAGGTATCGTCATTCCCCAAATGCGTAAACAGCGAATGGATGAAGCTCTTGTTGGTGGTCACGTTAAAGAACCAAAGGTTGGTCTCAGCAAGTGGGTTGTATCGTTTGACTTGAACAGCCTGTATCCACATTTGATTATGCAGTATAACATTAGTCCTGAAACATTCGTTACACGCCTACCTGATTTCAATTCAATTGATTCTTTGCTAACTGGTAACATGACTCATAATTGCGAGCATGCTATTGCTGCTAATGGTTGCATTTACCGTAAAGATAAGCAAGGGTTTCTTCCTCAGCTGATGGAGAAAATGTATAATGACCGAGTGGTTTTCAAAAAGAAAATGTTGGAGGCTAAACAGTCTTATGAGAAAACTAAAAGTAATGAAGATGAAAAGCTTATTGCTAGATATCATAACATGCAAATGGCGAAAAAGATCCAACTCAACTCAGCCTATGGTGCGCTCGGTAATCAGTACTTCCGCTGGTTCAATTTCAATCACGCAGAGGCGATCACTACCTCAGGGCAGCTTTCAATCAGGTGGATTGAAAAGAAAATGAATGAGTACATGAATAAAATCTGTAAAACCAGCGGCGTTGATTTCGTCATCGCATCTGATACAGATTCTATCTATGTTACATTTGAGAGGCTTATCCCCGATGGTTGTGATGAATTAGCAGCTGTAGAACTGATTGACCAGTTTTGTGAAAACAAGGTTCAGCATTATATCAACAGTTGCTATGACGAGCTTGCTGGCATGATGAATGCATATCAGCAAAAGATGCAGATGAAACGTGAAACCATTGCCAACAAGGGTATTTGGAAAGCGAAGAAAATGTATATCCTCAATGCCTGGAACGTTGAGGGTGTTCAGTACGATAAACCTAAGCTGAAGATTCAGGGCATTGAGGCTGTGCGTTCGTCAACGCCGCATGCATGCCGTGAGAACATTAAGAAAGCTTTGACTATCATTATGAATGGCGATGAGGTTAGCCTTAAAGCGTTCGTTGAACAGTTTAAAAGAGATTTTATGCTTCTACCGTTTGAAGACGTAGCTTTCCCCCGTGGGTTGAAGGGTTTGGCGAAATATAAGGATGACTCAATCATCTATAAGAAAGGTACACCTATTCAGGTCAAGGGTGCACTTATTTTTAACAACCTGCTGCGTCAGTATAAGCTTAAGAACATTCCTCCTATCGCAGAAGGTGATAAGGTTAAGTTCGCATATTTGATTGAGCCTAACCCGATTGGTGAAACTGTTATCGCTACAGCTGACTACATACCTACTGAATTCAACTTAGATAAGTATATTAATCGTGAAATGCAGTTTGATAAGGCATTTCTTGAACCATTGCGTTCAATCACCGAGGTAATTGGCTGGCAGATTGAAACAAAAGCTACATTGGAGGATTTCTTTGG